ATCTTGTCGAAGGGCTGGAAAAGCAGGCGTATGACAAAAGCGGTGAGCCGGATAAAACGAACAATTTAGACCACCCTGTTGATGCAACAGGCTATTTTATTTCTTACCGATACCCCATTCAATCCAGGAATATGAGCCGCATAACCATAGGAGGCGTGTAATTTGTCAGTTAAAACACCACACGCAGACTATTCGCGCATGCTTTCAGTTTGGACGCGCTGCGAAGATGTATCCAAAGGGCAGGATGCTGTCCACGCGGCCAAGGAATTGTATTTACCCAAGCTGAAAGATCAATCGGCGGAAGATTACACATCCTATGTGAAGCGGGCTACGTTCTACAACGCCACATGGCGTACCATTGCCGGTATGCTGGGCATGCTGTTCCGCAAGCCGCTGATTATCGACGTTCCCGCAGCTATCGAACCATTTCTTGAAGATATCAGCATGGACGGCTCGCCCTTGCAAGTATTCGCGCAAGAAGTGGCAGAAGAATGTTTGGAAAAAGGGCGCTGCGGCTTATTGGTCGACTTCCCGCAGGCTGATATACAAAGCGCCACCGTTGCCGATGCGCAAAGGCTGGGGCTGCGTCCTTCGATCCAGCTTTATGAGGCACAGACGATCATTAACTGGCGTACTAGCCGCATCAATAATCAGTCAGTGATCTCGATGGTCGTGCTAACAGAAGATTCAATCACGCTAAAAGATGAATTCACCGAGGTTAAAACAACGCATTACCGGGTGCTGGATTTGTTTGAAGGAAAGTACCGCGTAAGGATTTTCGAGGTAAGCGACAGCGGACTAGATGTTCTGTTAGATGAGAAATTCCCGCTCATGAATAATAAGCCGATGGACTTCATCCCGTTCGTCTTTATGAGTACGGATGACCTGACACCCGACGTCGATGACCCGCCGTTGATTGATTTGGTGAACATGAACCTTGCGCACTATCGGACTACTGCCGATTATGAGCATGGGTGCCATTTTACCGGCTTGCCTACCGCTGTCGTTTCCGGCTATGTCGCGGATAAAGGCGAAAAGTTATACATAGGCAGTCAAAGCGCCTGGGTATTCCCTGATCCGAGTGCCAAAGCGACTTACTTAGAATTCACAGGGCAGGGCTTGACATCACTGGAAAACAACCTAACGCGCAAAGAGGCGCAAATGGCAATCCTCGGTGCGCGGATGCTAGAGGTACAGAAGCGCGGGGTAGAAACTGCTGATACGGCCAGCATTCACCGCAAGGGCGAAGAATCTATACTATCGTCAATTGCGCAGGTTATCAGCATGGGCATGACCCGTGCGCTATCATGGTTCTCCCAATGGGCCGGGGCGGATGCCAATGTAAAATTCGAGATTAACCGTGACTTCTACCCGGTAGAAATGACGCCGCAGGAATTGACCGCACTGATTGCCGCTTGGCAAACCGGCGGAATAAGTAAACAAGTATTATTCGATAACCTGAAACAAGGCGAGATCATCGACAGTAAAGTTTCTTTTGAAGAAGAAGAAGCCCGCATATCCAACAGCCAACCTATGATAACCGCTCCTGTCGGGGGCTAAATGGGCGAGATAAATCAAGACATACTAGACGCTATTATCCGCACTCAGCTTGATTTATACCGGCTGGACGCGGGGACACGCAAGCAGGTGATAGAAATCCTGCTACGGATGCAGGCGGAGCTAGTATCCAAGCTGGCAAGCAATGACTTAACCGTATTCAATAAACGCCGATTAAATCAATTGCTAGGCGAGGCGCAACAAGTCATAGAGCAGTACTACACCATGGCCGAGGGCCAATTAGCGATTGATCTACACGGGGCGGGGAAGGTAACTGCGATTAGTGCAACGAATTCATTAACGCAAGCTATCACGCTGGATGCCAAGTTGCCGACCGAGACCTTTTTCAAGGCTTTAGTCAGCAATATATTAATCCAAGGCGCACCCGCTACCGAGTGGTGGGCAAGGCAGAGCATGGATACATCTTTCAGATTTGCCAATGCGGTACGGCAAGGGCTGGCACAGGGTGAGACCAATGCCCATATCATCGCCCGCATTGTTGGGAAGCGGGGTTATCCCGGCATTATGGAAATAGCGCGGAACAGCGCGGCGGCCTTGGTGCAGACCTCGGTGCAGTCAGTAGCGAACGCGGCACGGCTGGAAACCTTCAAGAAGAACACGGACATTATCATCCGGCTGCGCTGGCTAACCGCTTTAGACGGCCATGTCTGCCCGCTCTGCATGGCTAGAGCTGATAAAGAATGGACGAACACGGAAGACGGCACACATGAGCCGGTCGGCCATGCAATGCCTTTCGAGAACCCGCCGATACACTTTAACGATCGTTGTGTGCTAGTCCCGATCACCAAGACTTATAAAGAGCTAGGGCTTGATATTCCCGAGCCTAAGCCCGGAACGCGGGCCAGCAGTGAAGGCCAGGTTGCAGCAGATACTACCTTCGCCGCGTACCTAAAGCGCCGCACTGTGGCCGAACAGGATGCCCAATTGGGGCACGGTAGGGCACAGCTTTGGAGAGATGGCACGATTACTTTGCAGCAACTTGTCAACGGCCAAGGCCGTGAATTAACCCTTGCCGAGCTAAAGGTTAAATACGCCTAACTACTAACACATTAAATAATTAACGAAGCCAGCCTAACCGCTGGCTTTTTTGTTTTACCGAGAACCGCCCATCCGAGATGTGCGGTTTTTTTTTGGGCTATGCCCGCAACTTGTCCAGAGGACTAAATCATGACTTTTGACGTAAACGCGCCTGAGGCGCAAGAAGCAATCCAAGCCGCTGTAGATGCTGCCGTCGCCAATATGGCCGCCAAAAACAAGGAATTACTTGGCGAGCTTAAAAAGGCGAAAAAAGGGCAAGAAATTGACCCGCAAACCGTCGCCGATTTAGAAGCGCAAGTTGAAAAGCTGCAAGGCGATTTAGCGACCGTTTCCAAAACCGCGAAGGAGGCCGCGAAAGCGCACGAATCCGCAGTAAAGCAACTTGCATCTGAAACGAGCTTTACGCAAAAGCTGCTGATTGATAACGGGTTATTGGAAACGCTAGGCAAGAACGGCGTAACGAATCCCGTCCACCAAAAAGCCGCCGTAGCGATGCTCCGCTCAGGGGTCAGCATCATTGCTGAGGGTGATTTACGGATTGCGAAAGTCGGTGACAAGGATTTGGCCGATTACGTCAAGGAATGGGCTTCATCCGAAGAAGGGAAACACTTTGTAGCAGCCCCCGCTAATACCGGCGGCTGTGCTACGGGCGGCTCAACTTCATCGGGGAAGAAAACGATCACACGTAGTCAATTCGCGGCAATGCCTCCCACAGAGCAAGCGGCAGCAGGTATGGCCTCTGCTAAGGGCGAAATGGTCATTGTCGATTAATCATTCAATCCTGAAAGGAATCAAAAATGGCTGCATTAACTCTTACAAGTTTAGTTCCCACCATCTACCAAGCGCTTGATACCGTTTCGCGTGAGCAAACAGGCTTTATCCGTGCGGTAGGTCGTGATTCTGGCGCAGAACGCGCTGCAAAGAATGAAGTCATTATGTCGCCAGTTGTTGGCCCGATGGCGGCAGAAGATTTGACGGTCGGTGCTTACCCGCCTGACTACCCTGCACAGACCATCAACAACGTGCAGATGACCATCAGCAAGGTGCGCTCGGTGCCTTTCGGTATCAATGGCGAAGAAACACTCGGCTTGAAGAATGCAGGCACATTGGATCGCATTAATGCTGACCGCATTTCCCAAGCATTGCGCACACTGAGCAATGAAATCGAAGCCGACCTCTCTGCGCTGCATGTCAACGCATCCCGCGCCTACGGTACAGCCGCCGGTACGCCCTTCGGTACGGCTGCCGACTTGTCCGACTTTGCAGGTGCCAAGCGCATCCTAGAGGAAAACGGTGCGCCTCAGTCTGATTTGCACATGGTGCTAGATTCTTCGTCTGTTGCCCGTCTGCGCGGCAAGCAATCGGCCTTGTTCAAAGTCAACGAGGCGGGGAGCGATGCCTTGCTCCGCACAGGGGCTTTAAGCGATAACGTACAAGGCTTCGCCCTGCATTGGTCGCCTGCCGTTAAACAGGCAGTCACAGCGGGTACGGTCACAGCCACAGTGGATGCCACAGGGTACGCGGTCGGCTCTACGACCTTTACCCTGACCGCCGCGGCTGTAGGGCTGTTAGTTGGCGACATCATTACCTTTGCCGGTGACCCCAATCAATACGTTGTCGCGGGTGGCACATTAGTCTCAGGCGGTACGCTGATTATCGCTGAGCCAGGCATTAAGGTCGCCATGTCCGCCGCAGCCAAAGCAATAACCGTCATAGCTGCGACTAACCGCAACATGTTCTTCTACCGTGGCGCTATCCAGTTGGCAACCCGCGCACCGGCGATGCCTATAGGCGGTGACGATGCGGATGACGTGATGATGGTGACCGATCCTGTATCGGGTATCACTTACGAATTTGCTGTTTATAAGCAAAAGCGTCAAGTGCGCTACGAGGTCAACTTGGCGTGGGG